TGCGCGTCGAACGTGTTTGCCGATGCGCCGGACACGGTAACGCCTGGTGGCACAGTCAGCCGCACTTTTGACGTCACGATTGAGATAGATCGGGCCACCGATGTTGTCATTACCATTGGCGACGTTGGCACTTACGATTGCCAGAACATTCCGGTTACGCCGCCAGCGAACTCCGCGGGCTGGTACGCCGGGCGGGAAGGCAACGTGTTCGACTTCAAGCGGGTCATTCAAGGTCCTGGCATCATCATTACCGAAGAACTCGACCGCATCACTATCGGCCAAGCGGTATTGCCCGCCGACTTCACGGAGTTATACGTGCCGGTATCGCATCCAGATTGCCCTGATGCCGCGCATGGCTTCGCCGACATTCAACTGGCGCACGATTACTTGAAGCAGTTCCGGATTCCTTCTGACAAGATAGCTACCATTCACGTTTACTATGCTGGCACGGTAGGGCACCCCAACGGCCAGCCCATCAATTTAGCTACTGGCAACGGCTACATCTTCAGTCATCCCGATTCGGCGCAGATCAGACTTTGGGGCGAACCGCGCGTGGAACTGCCACTGCAAACTGGCGGCATCCAGTACGTGGACGCCACGCACAAAGATGTGTTTGTGAGCAACATTTCGCTCAACGTGGGGCAACGGGTCTATCTGCTGGGTTCTGCGCCGGGCTGGGTGGGCGGCTGCCGTATCACTTCCAAGATTGGTGGTAACGTGGCGCGCTGCTCCATCTTGAACCGCAATGTGCGCGGTCCTTACAACGTCAACGATCCAGTGACTACTGACCGTAAGCTGAAATACTACCCCACCGTGATTGGCTACAGCGGCACGCCGAACGTCAACCAGAACATTTTGACCTGCCCTTACGGCATCAATGAAATCCGCAACATCTGTTTTGACGGCGGCTACTTTGGTGTTGTCATCGCGGGACTGGCGGCGTTTGCCGACTGTCAAATCATGGGGTCACGGCGCACGTTCGTGGGTGCGACTGGCCTGTTCACGCTCACCGGTGAGTGCATCTTTTGCGATGCCGACTTCGGTTTCTCGGAGCTGGGACGCATCGACTGCGAGAATGGCGTGACGATTGTGAACGGGTGCGGTCAAGGCATACTCTCCGGCGACTGGGCGGGAGTGGGTTCCGTGGAAAGCGGACAGACTGGCTACGCGTTCATCAACCACTGCGCACTGGGTGTCCATGCACTGAGCAACGCCATCCGGCTTGGCTCAATCTTCTTCAACGACAACGACGTGGGATTCCAGGCCAGCATGAACGGCTCAATCGACGTGCGCAATTCGATGACGCCATCTTTACCAGCAAGAAATACTGTGGACTTGTACGCTGAGCACAACAGCTACATCCGTTACAAACTGAGCGGTGGCCCTGTCCCGCCAAATTGTTCGCCGACAGCCGAAGTTCTTGGCAACCAGAATTCGCTCATCAACATCGAGCCGTAACGATGCCCACAAAAACAACAAACGCCGTTAAACGCGTTGCGGCGAAGCGCCCGACCAAAGCCCCGCCGCCACGAAACAAACGCAATGGCGCTAAGCCTGAGCAGCGCCCGACCCCGCTCCGGAGAGCTTTAGACCACAAAATCGAGTTTTTGCCGCCAACCGACCTGACGCCATACGAGCGCAACCCGATGAAGCATCCGCCCGAGCAGATCGACCAGATCGCGGCGTCCATTCGGGAGTTCGGTTTCACGGTGCCGGTACTGGTGGACGAGAACAACATGATCTTGGCCGGTCACGGTCGCCACGCCGCGGCGCTGCAACTGGATATGCCACGGGTGCCGATCGTGCGGCGCACCGGCCTGAGTGAAGCGCAGAAGCGAGCCTACATCATCGCCGACAATAAGCTGACGATGAACACCGAGTTCGACTGGCAGCTGATCACGGGCGAGCTGGCCGCACTCAAAGAACTGGACTTCAATCTCGATTTGACTGGCTTTGCTCCATTTGAAGTTGAGCCGTTGCTGGCGGCCGTGTGGGTGCCGCCTGACGTAGAAGGCGACGGCTTGTCCGTGTCGGATGTAGTTCACCTGGCTGTCACCAAAGAGCAGTTTGAAATCTACGAACGCGCGGCGCTCAAGATGCGCAAGGAAAAGCAGGACGAAAAAATGACCGTTGGCCGCTGCCTGCAAATTCTCTGTGGCAGTTACCTCACCAAAAACCGCGTGTGAAAGCAACCTGGCTCAATGGCAACCGCGTACCGCCGCCAGTGATTCGCTTGGCGTTCGGCGGGTCGGTGGACAAGATGGGCATCGCGGCAGGCTGCGACCTGCACTTGCTGGTGAGCTATATCTACTTGGACGAGTTCCAAGGGATGCGCGACAAGTTCTCGTTCAAAACGTGGTCACTGGATAGTGGCGCGTTCAGCGCATGGAGCTTGGGCAAGGTGATCAAGCTGGCTGACTACATCGAGTGCTGCAAGAAACTCATGGCTACCGATCCGACGCTGGTGGAAATCTTCGCGCTGGACGTCATCAACGATTGGAAAGCGGGCTTGAAGAACACGGAGAAGATGTGGAAAGCCGGAGTACCGGCGATTCCATGCTTCCACGTTGGCGAGCCGGAGCACGTGTTAAAGTCGCTGGCGCGCGATTACGACAAGATCGCGCTCGGTGGCGTGGCCAAGCGGCAGGGCATAAGTGCCAGCGGCCGTCGCTTCGCCCAGCAATGTTTTGCTCGAGTATGGCCGAAGAAGATCCACGGCTTCGGCATTGGCGGCGAGAGCGACATCATGAGTTTACCATGGCACAGCGTGGACTCGACCACTTGGATTGCCCGACCGCAACGCTTTGGCGTGTGGCAGGCGTTCGGGAACAAGTCGCTTAAGATTCGCGGCTGCTCCAAGATGTTGCGTGTCCAAATCGAGTACTTACTGAAACTGCAAGCACGAGCACGAGACCGATGGCGAAAAGAAATGGCGTTGATCGACAAGCAAGCGGCGTGATCCTGCTCGGTGGTGGGCTGGACAGTGGCGCGTTGCTGTACTGGTTGAAGGCGAGTGGCGCATGGATTGAAGCGTTGTGGATTGATTACGGACAGAAGGCGGCTTTTGGCGAGAGTGTGGCAGTGGGCGGACTATGCTATGGCTTGAACGTGCCGGTGCATCGCGCCACGATTGATCTTGGCGACCTCTCGCAGTGCGCACTCTTGCGCGGGCAACGTACCAATAGCAAGAACGCCAGCCGCAAAAACAAACTGGAAGCGCGCAATGTAGTGTTCGTGGGCTTGGCCGCCATGCTGGCGTCGTCGTTGGGACTGCCGCGCGTCTATGTCGGCTTTCATCAGGAACCGGCTGCTGCGCCTTTCCCCGACGCCACCGAAGATGCGCGCTGGATGATGAACGAATTGCTCAACTTCATTTGCCGACCCGCAGTCAGTCTCGTTGCGCCCTTCAAAGATCTGTCACGGCAAGAGATCCTTGAAGCCGGCCTCAAATTGAATCCGAACCTTGCTAGCGACACTTTCACTTGCTATGAAAGCACTACCGACGCGGAGTGCGGCCAGTGTGCGCACTGCCAGCGCAAAGCCAGAATGTTGAAACGAGTGAAGGCGCGAACTGGACCAGAATGCGCACCGCCAGAAGCGCACAGCAAACGTGATCTTCTGAGAAGGCGCAAACTGGCCCAAAAACAGCCTTCGGTCTAAGCTACGGCAAATTGATCTATGTGCGGCATCGCATTGAGCGCCAACCGCGACCACACCGAAGTGATGCTTGCCGCGCTCGGCCACCGTGGGCGCGATGACCGCAGGATTGCGCACTACTGCGGCCAGTACTTGGGTTTCAACCGACTGGCGATCGTTGCGCCGGAAGAAGGCGCACAGCCAGCCGAAACGCGTCATGGAGTGCTGGCGCTCAATGGCGAGATTTACAACTGGCGTGCCATACGCGACCTGCTACCCGAGCCGCCGCTTCATGACAGCGAAGCCAGCGTGGTGTGCGCGTTGATCGACGCATACCCGCGCGGGTTCTGGCGACACTTGGATGGCAGTTACGCGCTGGTGTATCTCGACAAGCGGCGCCAGCAGATCATTGCCAGCCGCGACTTCCTTGGCATCATCCCGCTTTACCACCGCAAAGCCGAGTTCGCATCGGAGCGCAAAGCGTTCGGCGTCAGTCCATGCGAAACGTTACGCGCCGGTGAAACACTCTGGCTTAATTTTGCTGGCAACGTGCTGGCGCGTCACCAGCAGGACTATTACTCGATGCACTTGGCTGAACCAGACCTGTTCCACGTAGAACAACTTTTTCGCGTGGCAGTCGCCAAGCGCATAAAGCATTCCACGCGGCCGGTATCGGTGGCGCTCTCGGGTGGCATTGACTCTGCACTGGTGATGCGAGCGGCGCTTGACGTGAAACCCGACATTGAAGCGATCACGTTGCAAGCGTGCGACGATTCACCCGACGCGATTAACGCAAGCCTGCTGGCGGCAGAGTGGGGTTTTGCGCATCGCGTCATCACGATCAACGAACCGCTCGACGTACCGGCGATGGAACGCGCATTGGAATGCTCCAGCGCCAATCCGGTGAAGTGGCGCGGGTTCGTGCGCAATTATCTGGTCGCCAAGCACGCCAGCGGCGTGGTGATCTTGTGCGGTGAAGGCGCGGACGAACTCGGGTGCGGCTACCCGTCGCACGCCACGCGTACCGGCTTGGGCTTGGAGTGGAAACGACTCTCCACCATTCGCTCCATGCCAGCGATCAATCTCGACCGCGTCAACTTGGGCGGCATGGCGTGGACAAAGGAGTACCGCACGCCCTTCCTTGACCGCGAGCTTGTGCTTTACGTGATGGGCTGCCGCGCGCTGCCACACAAAGCGCTGTGGCGCAACCTGGCTAAGCAAATGGGCGTGCCGCACTTCATTCTCGACAAGCCCAAGTACACGCGCGATGAAGTAGCACTGGAAGGCACCCGATGCTGACCTGCACCAAACGCTACGACGACTTCCCGTTCGCGCACCGAGCGCCGAACCACGACGGGCATTGCCGATTGATCCACGGCCACAACTGGAGTTTCGAGATCACATTCGTGGCAGCGGCAACCGATGAGAACGGCTTCATCATGGACTTCGGCAAACTTAAAGGATTGCGCGACATCTTCGGCCGCACGTTCGATCACACGTTTGTGCTTAACGCCGACGATCCGATGCTGGACGACTTCAAGGAGTTCGTACAACAGCACGGCATCGACAACATTGTGCCAATCAAAGACTGCTCGTGCGAAGGCGTGGCCAAGCTGGTGTGGCAGTTGTCCAATTCTTTCGCGGTAAAAGAAACCAGTGGGCGGGTACGGGTGCAACGGGTGATCGTTTACGAAGACAGCAAGAACTCCGCCGCGTTCATGCCCGAACGCGTGAACATGAATTCATGATCACGCTCCGCATCAACGAAATCTTTTACTCGATCCAAGGAGAGGGCGCACGCGCTGGCGAACCGTCCATCTTCGTACGCTTGGCGGGCTGCGATTTGAAGTGCAGTTTTTGCGACACCGAGTTTGAAAGCGGCAAGGAGATGAACCTGAGCGAGCTGGTGGAGCACATCGCGCGGTGGCCGTGCCGGTGGATTGTGTGGACGGGTGGCGAGCCGATGCTGCAACTGACCGGAGCGATCGTGGCCTTCTTTCACGCCAAAGGCTATCAGCAGGCGTGTGAGAGCAATGGCAACCACCCCATACCCGAAACGATCGACTGGCGTGTCATATCGCCCAAGGTCGCGGAGCATGTAGTGAAGCGGCATAACCCAGGCGGCGTTGACGAGCTGCGCTACGTCCGGCACTCCGGCCACACTTCGGTGCCCACTCCGGCCATCAACGCCACGCACTACTACCTTTCACCGATCTTCGATGGCAACACTCCCAACGCGGAGAACGTCAAACATTGCCTGGAACTATGCAAAGCGAACCCGAAGTGGCGGCTGAGCCTCCAACTGCACAAGCTCTTGCGCGTCCTGTAAGGAAGGTCACTTGGAGCGAAGTCTATGGACGCGCCTTTGAGTTGCCCAATCATGTTTACTACGGGATCCCGCGCGGTGGCGCGTTCGTGGCGGGACTAATGGAAACGCATGGCTTCCAAACCACCGACCAGCCCGAGAACGCCACCGCCTTCGTTGACGATATTGTCGATTCCGGAGCAACACGAGCACGATGGAAAGAGCGATTCCCCACCACGCCATTCTTCTCCCTTTACGAGCGCGGCGATAGCTGGCTGGTGTTCCCGTGGGAGCAGGAGTACGACGCTGACGCTCACGATGTTGTGCGAAGAACTCTGCAACTGATCGGTGAAGACGCCGCCAGAGACGGTTTGCGTGAAACGCCAGCACGTGTCGTGAGATCATGGAAGGAACTTTACGGCGGCTACAGTCAATCACCTGCCGACGTGCTCAAGTGCGACTTTGAAGCGGACGGTTACGACCAAATGATTGTCTGCCGCAATGTGCAGTTCTACTCTACCTGCGAGCATCACCTGCAACCCTTCTTCGGACGCGCTCACGTTGGCTACCTGCCCGACAAGCGCGTGGTGGGACTCTCCAAGCTGGCGCGCTTAGTGGACATCTTCGCGCGGCGCTTGCAGATCCAAGAGCGGTTGACCGAGCAGATCGCCACCGCGCTCGAGCAACAAGCACAACCGCGCGGTGTGGGCGTGGTGGTGGAAGCGCAGCACTTCTGCATGGTCTGCCGCGGCGTGCGCAAAGAACAAAGCAGCATGATCACTTCTTCATTGAAAGGTTGCTTCTTGGAAGTGGCGGCGCGGCAGGAGTTCTTCGCGCTGGTGCATCGCTTGTCACACCATTGAACGCGCCCGCGCGACACGCGCGAAGTGACGCACAAAACCCTTCGTTTATTCACACCGCAACAACGGTTGCGCGGAA